CAGATAGGATAGTATTCAAAAGAGAGAATAACGGAGTTTATAGCCCATATCAGAGGAACACTCTTTGGAATGGCTCAAATAAGCAAGATTATATCAAACTTAATACAGAGACCTACTGTTATGTTGGTATGTATAATGATACTGATGAACCTTACGGAATACCTCCTTTTATGGCATCTTTGGATTCATTAAAGGGTCAGCATGATATGAAAACTAACTTTAAACATATCATGGAAATCTGTGGTATGGTTGGTTTTCTAGAGGCTTTGATGGAAAAACCACAACAGAAACCTAATGAAAATGTAGAAGCTTACACTAGAAGATTAAATAGGGAGCTAATACGTTTGAAACAGAATGTAAGGGAAGGTATGAAGGATGGAGTAGTAACTGGTTACATTGATGACCACCAGTTTAAACTTAACTCTACTTCAAAAGAGATGAGCAATATTGATAAACCCTGGAATATGAACCAGCAATCAGTTGCTAATGGTTTGGGAGTAAATGGCAACCTAATTGGAGTACAAGCTTCCATTGGAGAAGGAGCAACTGGTATTATGCTTTCTAAGCTTATAAGTCAGCTGAAGAATATCCAAATGATAGTTTCTTATGTTCTTAAGTTTATTTATGAACTAGAACTACGTCTGGCTGGCTTTGATTGTAAGGGAATATCCATTACTTGGGGATCATCCACTATCTCTGATGAGGTTAAAATCCAACAGGGTAGACAATATAAGATTCAGAACCTTGACTTACTTTACAAGGCAGGTATCATTTCTCAATATCAATATGCTTGGGAAATGGGTTATGATTCTCCTTCAGAAGAAGAACCAAGAGTTTCATTGGAAGACCAATTTGCTAAGGGAGGTAATTCAGACCCACAAGAGGGTACTAAGAAGAAACAGAGACAGGACGATAAGAATCAATCCGCTCGTAGATCAAGAGATAAAAATAACCCGGCTCCTTCACGAGGAGATCAAAATACTAAATCAAGATGAGTAAACCGATTACTAAAAAGAACAGAGAACATTTGGATTCTTTAGTGATAGGTAGTGGTCATACTATAATGGCTGGGTATATCCCAACATCCATAGAACCACAAACCTTCTCGGAGAATTTTTATAAATGGGCTCAAACTTCTAAGGAGTCAGTCAGTCAATTTGGTTTTTGGGGAGGAGAAATAGATTATAATACCTATTATCCTGACTTGAAGCCAGAAGAACTTACTCCTAAAGATGAGGAGTTTATTGAACCAATGTTCAGATTATTATCTGCAACTATTGTGTCTAAGAACTGGAATCCTACCGATTTTAGTCAAAATGGAGTATTAAAAGCTTCTATGAGAATGCTCTTAGGACAAACAGTAAACTGTGACCATGAGACTAATATTGGTAATGCTATTGGAGCTGTATCACAAGTTATCTGGCAAGATGAATACAAGGATGGTTCTTTTGTTATTCCTGCAGGTATTAATGGTATATTAAAGATTGATGGTAAAGCAAATCCGAGAATTGCTAGAGGCATTCTTATGGATCCTCCATCTATCCATTCTAACTCAGTAACAGTACAGTTTAAGTGGGATAAGTCTCACCCAAATATGGAAGATAACGAATTCTACCAGAAACTGGGTACCTATGATTCTAAGGGAGTTATGGTACGAAGAATCGTTACTGAAGTAGTAAGATACTTAGAAACTTCTTTGGTATCTCATGGAGCTGATGCTTTTGCTCAGAAGATTGGGGATGATGGTAAAATCATTAATCCCAATTTTGCCAAGAGAACTTGGGCTTCATACGAAGAATATAGGGATGATAAGTCTAAACAGTATTTCTTCTATGATACGAAAACTGATCTAGCTTTGTTCAGTGAAAATAACGATACTTCCCAATCTTATGATGATAACCAAGGAAATCAAAATCCTAATAATAAAGATATGAATGAACTACAAAAATTTTTAGAAAGAATCTTTGGTAAAGATTGCCTTACTCTTGCCGAAGGTACAGAGATGAACGAGGAAACTGCATTTGCAGCCATTCAGGAATTGGTTAATTCTCGTAACACTCTTCAGACTACTGTGGATAACTTAACTACAGAAAAAACTTCTCTTACAGAACAGGTTACTAATCTGAATGCAGAAGTTGCAAATCTGAAAGAAATGGCTCAGGTAGGTAAAAACCACATTGCATCTCTCCGTGAAAATGCTGTTGCAACCTATAAAAAACTTATGGGTGACAAAGCTGATGAAACTATCGTTACAATGTTGAATGCCGAAACTACCGGCATGGTAACTTTGATCTCTCTTACTAAAGATTACCAAGCTCGATTGGAAGAAAAATTCCCAATGACCTGTGCTAAATGCGGTTCTCATGATGTAAGCCGTGCTTCTTCTGCAGCTGAGCCAGAAGATAAATCTGATAACAAAGCTACTGCTCAGAATTCCGAAAAGAGTACTGAAGAGATTCTGAAAGGTATCTATTCAAACAAATTAAAATAATCTCTAAAAATAAGAAGAATATGAATACACATCCTACTACTAAGCTGGTAAATCAGGATCAACCGATGACTCTGTTTGGTGAAAAAACTCCCAGAGCGGTGATCTATAAGAGCGAATCTCACAAGTTGCATCAGGCTTTCTGTGTAAAAGAAAACAAAGTTATTCATCAGGGTATGCCGGTAGCTTTGGATACCGATGGTAATATCGAACCTTATATCCCGGGTGGAGATGGCAGCCAGGTTTATCTGGGTATAGCTGTAACTGACAACATTAACCCTGCTTATCAGGCTCAAAGAAATTTCCCCGTAGAAGTAACTGTAGCTGTAGAAGCTTTCATGGTTGTAAACTGGGTAGCTAAAGAGGCTATGGAATGTGGTTATGTAAAACCCACAGATACCCTGTTGATTGACCGTTTCATCACTGCTGAAACTTCAGCCGATGAAACAAAATTCATTAGCATCGTACCGGCTGATGAAGCTAATGATATTATTCAAGTATTGGTACGCTAATCATTAACTGAACATTAAAAGAACAATGAATACAGAATTTGCACAATTGAAAATGGAAGACCTTAGAAAGGAACTTCCAGAAATGGTAAGAAGTTTGGAAGCATACCGTCAGGGTTCCAACAACACATTGCCTATTGAAGTTACTCTGGAAGAACTGGTACAGGGTAAATATGGTGTATCACAGGATGCCTTCTTTGAAAAGTTGGGCATTAATCCGAAGATTGATACAATGCAGAACATCTTCACTATGCCGCAACAGAATATCCGTTGGATTGTACCGGAAATCATCCGTGCTGCTATTACAACTGGTATGCGTCAGGCACCTTTCTACCCGAACATCATTGCTTCAGACCAATCAATTAATGGTTTGCAGGTAACTATGCCGATGGTAAATATGTCGGATGCTGCTCCCGCTAAGGTAAATGAAGCAGAAACAATTCCTTTGGGAGATGTAAGCTTCGGACAGAAATCAGTTTCTCTGTTCAAAATCGGTAAAGGATTTAAACTTACTGACGAAGTTAAAAACTACGTTTCAATCGATGTATTGGGAATCTATCTCCGTGACTTTGGTATTCAGTTGGGTTATGCTATGGATACTTTGGCAATGGATGTTTTGATGAACGGTAACAAAGCTGATGGTTCTGAATCTGCTCCGGTTATTGGTGTATATGAAACAACCAACGGTATTACTTATAAAGACTTGTTGCATATCTGGGTTCGTGCTGCTCGTATGGGCCGTAACTTTACTACTATGATTGGTGGTGAAGACCAGGCTATCGAGATGTTGAACTTGCCTGAATTTAAAGAACGTCACTCAGGAACTACAGAAGCTACACTGAATATCAAGTCTCCGGTTCCCAACAAGGCTGATTTCTATATTCACCCGGGAACTCCTGACCAGCAGTTGTTGATGGTAGATACCAGTGCTGCCTTGATTAAGCTTACTGCTAAACAGTTGATGCTTGAATCAGAAAGAATCGTATCTAATCAGACTGAAGCTGTATATGCTTCTCTGACTACAGGTTTCTCTAAGATGTACCAGGATGCTGTTCTTCTGTTGGCAGCTAACAAGAAATTCTCTGAAGCTGGATTCCCGAGCTTCATGAACATTGACCCATACCTATTGGTTAACTTAGAATAATATCCGGGATTTCTTCATTGTATTTTTGTCTAATTTCTCCCCGAACAGTTTCAATCCATTCTGTTCGGGGTTTTATATTATAACCTAAAAAATAAAAGATTATGGCTACTACTTATATTGTAACAGTTGGAACTAATGCCTACAGTTTTAACGACCAGGTAACAGGTATTTCAATTGCAAAAGGCGAAGAGAGAGAACTTACTGCCCGTCAGTACAGAACAAAACGTATTCAGAAAGCTTTAGTTTCTGGCCACTTGGTTTTAGTTCCGGATAAGAACAAAACTGCCAAGTATACTGCTGAGGATATCGAAAAGCTTGACAAGAAGCTAGCTGCTCAGTTTGCAAAGGGTATGGAAATCAGTAAGATTGCCAAAGCTTATTCACTTGAAGAAGCTAAGCTGATTGCTAAGAAACATGAAATCGAAGCTGATCCGAAAGATACCGTAAAAGATATCCTTGAAGTTTTACTTGAAGATTTCGAAGAAAACAAAGAATAAACAAATCCGAATATAAATGAAAAAGAATCTAGACTTCACATATGTAACATCAGGTCTGGAAGTTTCATTTAGAGTATTAACCAAAGTCCCGGCCAAATCTATTTTTGACTGGGACTTTGGCGATGATAAGGGAGAGGTTTTCAATGGTGGAAGACATCAATCTTACTCTTATGAGAAGTCTGGATTTTATGATGTAACACTACATGTCACTAATTCTGATGGATTAGATTTGACTTGTACTCGAACCGTAGTTGTATGTAATTATGGGCATACTACTCTTCAGGATACCATCTACAATTTAATAGATAGGTATATTCCCAAAGAATTGCATGAGAGTATGACCATAGAAGATAAAACTGCATACATCACTAAATGGCAATTATATATCTTCCCACTAGTAAATCATACTATACCACCAGATAAATATAATGATGAATTATGGTATGAGGGACTAGAAAACCAATTAATTATGGAATTGGCAGTATGGGATTATCTCAATATACAAATACAAAATATACTGTTGGTTGCAGGAAATAGTTTTAGAGAAATTATCTCCACTGAATCTCATGGACCAGACCAAGATGGTGATTCACCTGGAGAACATGCTAGAGGAGATAGGATAAAACAAATTACTACGGGTCCTACTGAGGTACAGTATTATGATAAGATATCCGAAAGTATATCTAGCTTATGGAGTACTTATTCAAAGATGATTCAACCTGGAGGGTATATGGATGAACTAAGAAAGAATCTATGTATGCTGGCATCTAGGTTAGAGATATACTTACCATTCTGTGATCAAATTGAACGGTTAGTAGTACCAAAAGTAGTAAATCATCGAAAACCAACTCCTTTGGGAGGACCTAATCCAACAGCCCCCCTCAATAAAGCAAGTAAACCTTCGTTAACCATAATAGATAAGAAATCATGACAAAAGAACCTTGGAGAATGGTTAAGAACCATTCTTGGAATAGGTATAAAAAGATTATCACTGATTTCTTAGATTGGGATGCTGGAAGACAAACAATTACTTGGGCTAAACATGTTAATCAATATCTAAATCATGCTGAGGATGATAGCCCAAGATATTATAATATTCCCATAGAAGCTTTATGCTACTACAATGCTTTTAGGAACTGGCCAATAAATAAAGCCACAGTTTCTGGAGAATTAGATGATGAGAACCTTTCTATACTTATTTCAAAGAATTACATAGAACAAATCGGATATCTCAATCAGGAAGGTTATTGGAACTTTAACTGGTCCGAGGATAGATTTGTTATCAATGGGATAGTATATAAGCCTTCTGGAGATACTCAAGTATCTCAGGCTAAAGATGAAGCTTTGGTATTCTTGGTAATCCTCAAAAGGGATAGAGATACTAAAATCAAATTCGTAGAACAAAATCCATAAAGATATGAAAATGTTAATGTTACGTTTCACCAAGCTTAACAATGTAGAAGGCGATTGGTGGGACAGTAATCTTATAATCTTGAATGGACCTTCTGGAGTTCACATAGAAATGCCTGGTACTGGTAATTCGGCTACTACCATGCAATCTATGACTGGTATGAAGTTCGTATCAAATTACCAAGATTACTTTGGAGAGGTATGGGATAAAGATATACCTCATATAGGCTTTGGCCAAGTTATTAAGTTCAGAGTTAGGAAATTACCTGATTATGCCGTAGTAGTTGGGGATATAGAGGATGGAGGAGATGTTGACCCAGATAATCCAGATGATATCCCAAATGCTTTTGCTGGTAAAGAAAAAGAATACTTCCGTGGTAATAACTCAGAACTGTTATTGGGAAAGAATAAAGTAACACCTTAAAATATATACATATGTACGTTAGTAAATACTACACTTGCGAAGAGATTGACCAACGGCTATTACAGGGTTATTATGATGACTCTTTGGCTCATGGTTTTGTTGGAACTCTTAAAGAGTTCTGGGCATTCTTCTTATCAATTGCAAACAAGGTAGATAAGAAAGAAGGTTGGGATTTGTCAGAAAATAACTTCTCTGATGAATTGCTAGAAAAACTGAATGGAATTGAGGAACATGCTAACTACGTTACTAAAGTTTCTCAACTAGAAAACGATTTGAAATATCAGACTCAAGAACAAGTTGAGAAATATATACATGACTTAGTAGATGGTGCTGATGATGCTTTGGATACATTAAAGGAATTGGCTGAAGCATTAAACAATGACCCAAACTTTGCTACCAATATCACTAACCGATTAACTGAATTACGTACTCAATTAGAAGCTGAGGTAACTAGAGCTAAGAACCGTGAAAACGAATTAGCTTCTCAGATTAAGATTGTGAACGATAACTTGGTTAACTCGGTTAATACGTTGAATGCAACTATCATTAAAGTAGTACAAGATATTACTAGGATGATAGAAGCAATCAATGCTCGTATTCAAAAGGTAGAAGACCGGGTTGGTGATTTGGAAGTAGAAACTGACAATAACTTAACTGAAGCTAAAGAATATGCTAAGGAATTGGTAGATAAGGAAGCTGCTGAACGTAGAGCTGCTGATGAGAAACTGACCGAGGCTGTTCATCAAGTACAGTTAGACCATACTAGGGATATTGCCGACTTAAATAATAAGATTCTAACCGAGGCTTCAGAAAGAGCAAATGCAGATGTAGCATTAGAATCTAAACTGAACACCGAAATCAGTGATCGTAAAACTGCAGACCAAGAACTTGAATCCAAGATTAATGCTGAAGCTGCAGCTCGTACTGCTCAGGATGAAGTATTACACCAACAGATTGTAAAGGAAACTTCTGACCGTCAGAATGCAGATAATGGTTTACAGCAGAACATTACTCAAGAAGCTCAGAACCGTCAGAATGCAGATACTGTACTTCAGAACAATATTGATAACGAGAAAGAAACTCGAATTGCTCAAGATGAAATCCTTGACCATAAGATTGAGGATTTGAAAACTCAGGCCGGTACAGATAAAACCGAATTGCTTGAAAAACTAGAGCAAGAAAAGCAAGAACGTATTGCTGCCGATAAAGACTTAGATAATCGTAAGGTAGATAAAAGAGAAGGTTATTCTCTTACTAAAAACGACTTTACCGATATTCTCAAGGCTAAATTGGATGGCATTGAAGAACATGCTAATTATATCACAAAAGTATCTCAGCTTATCAATGATGCTGGTTATCAAACTGAAGCAGATCTTCAGGCAGCTATTGAAAAGATTATTGGGGAAGCTCCAGAGGTTCTTGATACTTTGAAGGAGATTGCAGATGCTTTGGGTAATGACCCAAACTTTGCAACTACAATTACCAAGAAATTGGCTGCTATTACCGAACAGTTGAATCAAGAAATTACTAATCGTACAGAAGCTGATGCCCAGGTACAGGCTAATGTAGATAAGGAAGTTTCTGACCGTAAGGAAGCTGATACTGCTCTTGAGGCTAAGTTGAAAGAATACGTTGATAACGAAGTAGATAAAATTACTGGTAACACTGACGGTATTCAAGCTAGTCTGAATAAGGAAATCCAAGATAGAAAAGATGCCGATGCTGCATTACAAGCTGCTATCACTAAGGAAGAAACGGATCGTAAGGCTGCTGATGCTGCATTAGATACTCGAGTAACTGCTAATGCTACCAAGATACAAGAATTGGCTTTATCTATTCAGGATGCGGTAAATACCGTTAAAAATGAACTTCAGGCTAAGATAGATGCTTTGCAAACAGAAGTAAATGCTAACAAGGCAAATATCCAACGTAATACTGACAGATTAAATGACCAGATTACTAAGGAAGCTGAAGATTATGCTGAATTAAAAGGCATGGTTAATGCAGAAGCTGAAGCAAGAGCCAATGCTGATACTAATCTTAAGTCTCAGGTAGATAAGGTAAATATCGACTTGAACACTGAGGTTTCAAAGAGAGAAGCTGGTGATACTGTTTTACAGCAGAATATCGATAAGGAGATCTCTGATAGAACTTCAGCAGATACTTTATTAGATAATAAGTTCACTGGCTTGATAAATACTGAATCTACTGCCCGGGCAAATGAAGATGAGAAAATCAATGCTCGAATCGACCAGGAGATTAAAGATCGTAAGGCAGGTGATGATGCTTTAAGCACCAGAATAGATAGCCTCAATAGTGGAGTAACCGGTTCTTTAGATGAGCTCAGGGAGAAAGTAACTAATAACACTACTGCTATTCAAACCGAAGTAGAAAGAGCTAAGGCTGCTGAACAAGCTCTTAAGGATTCTCTGACTACAGCTATGGAAAATCACAAAGATGATTTGGTAGCTATATCTAAAGATATCAATGATGAGGCTCAAAGTAGACTACAAGAAGATACCAAGCTTCAGAATAATATTGATACCGAAACCCTTAATCGTACTCAGGCAGACACTCTGTTAGAGAATAAGATTACTCAGGAAGTATCAGATAGAGTTCAGGCTGTTGAAAACTTGAATGACCGAAAGGTTGATAAAGTAGATGGCAAAGAGCTTTCTTCAAATGACTTTACCGACTTATTAAAAGCTAAGTTAGATAATATCCAGGAATTTGCTAACTACATTACTAAGGTATCTCAGTTGGAAAACGATTCTAACTATCAGAATGCCGAACAAGTAGAAGCTGCAATCCAAAAGGTTATTGGTTCTGCTCCTGGAGTATTAGATACACTAGAAGAGATTGCAAAAGCATTGGGAGATGATCCTAACTTTGCAACTACAATTACTAATAAGCTGACTGAACTTAAAGGTATTATAGATAAGGAAATCTCCGATAGAACTGCAGCTGATGAACAAGTTACTCAGAAGTTTACTGAATTAAGTACTACTCTTAATGCTACAGTAAGTGAACTGAGAACTTTCGTAACAGAAACTCGTTCTGAATTATTAACAAAGGCTCAGGCTCAGGATGAATTAATTGCTAAGAATACTGCTAATATTCAACGTAACCTAGAATTAATTCAGGGATTACAAAGTAATCAGAATACTGGTTATCTTGAAATCAAGGAACTATTGAATACGGAAATTGAGGCTAGAAAGGCTGAGGATATTCGTATTGAAGCTAAAGTAGACAAGAATACTCAGGACCTTACTACAGAACGTAATGAGCGTATTGCTGCCGATAAAGTTCTCCAGGATAATATTGATGCTGAAGAGGCTGCAAGAATTGCTGCTGATAATGCTCTGGGTAAACGTATAGATAAAGAAATCGAAGATAGAAAAGCAGCTGATACCGCACTTGAGAATAAATTTAATGGTATCACTAACGGCTTAGATGAACGTCTTCAGAAAGAAGAAGCTACTTCAAATGCTTTACCCTTAACTATGGTTACGGAAATTGATCCGAACTTGGTTATCAATGGTACTTCTGCTGAAGTAAACTTTAAGAGTTCTGTAAAAGGAGAAGGTAATCTCTATGGAGAACCTATGCCTCGTAAGTTTGCTATCCCTGCTTCTACAGATGCTAAAGCCGGTCTTCAATCAGCTGCCGATAAGAAGAGATGGAATTCTATGCCCAATGATTATATCACTGGAGCTAGTTATACACCTAAGGCTGGTGTGGTTACTACTAACATAAGTAGAAGTACATATAACTCCGATGAAGGTATACAGAAATCTAATGATTTCACTGTAGATATCCCCGCTTCTACTGCTGAGAAAGCCGGTGTACAAACTGCAGCAGATAAGAAGTTATTTAACTCTATTCCTCAGACTGTAGTAGTTGGAGAAGGAGCAACTTCAGATGCTAATAAAGTTACAGTATCAGTAAACCGAAAAACTGTAAACGAAGGTATATATAAAGATGATAATACCACTTTTAATTTACCAGTAGCCTCAACTACTAAAGCTGGTACTATGACTGCTGCTGATAAGGTTAAGTTGGATGAAACTTTACCCCAGCAGATTGCTAAGGAAATCCAAGACAGAAAAGATGCCATTGAAGCCTTGAAGAATTCTTCCGAAGCTTCCCTTGCTCAAGAAATCAAGGATAGAAAAGCAGCTGACCAGGCATTGGACACTAAATTTACTCAGGCTATCAAAGAAGAGGCAGATGCTCGTGCTGAATACGACCAGGTTCAGATGCAAAAGATTCAGGAAGAAGAAGAAGCCAGAGCTGCTGCAGATACCGCACTTGAAAATAAGTTACAAACCAACATCAATAACTTAGAAAAGAAACATGATGATTTTGTAGCAACTAAGGGTAAGGCTAATGGATTTGCTTCTTTGGATGGTAATGGCTTAGTACCTTCTAGTCAATTGCCTTCTTATGTTGATGATGTT